AAACAGGAAAGTGGGCAGAGATAGTTCAAGAAAAGAAGCCGCCTTCATTTAGTGATCACATGCAAAAGGCTTACGAGAAAGCTCAATCTGATAATTTAATAAAAACAATAGATGATTCATTTGTTTTTAAAATCGCCTTAGATGCTGCCGAGGAGTACATCTCAAACAATTCAACGGAGTCCCAAAGCCGATAAGTAGGGGTAAAACTAAAGAGAAATGGAAAAGCAAAGTAAAGAAATTAATGTATTTATAGCTAAAGACGGAAAGGAATTTTTAAATGAAGAAGAATGCTCTGTTTATGAGCAAGACACTCTTAAAAAGTTAGATAATATTAAGTATTTTAAATACTGCACCGGCAGAGACCTTACAGAGACCGGTATGTTTTTCAGACATAATTATGCGGCTGTTTATATTGGCGGCTGGGATAATTGTTATTATGAGGTTCTTTTGCAGCACTTATTAGGTAAATATGATGGTAAAATACTTTCAGTAAATGTTCAGGGATATGGTGTTACAAGCTCTTTTTCAATTTCAGAAATAACAAAAGAAGATTATTTTGCAAAAAAGCCCAATTCTTGGGGAGGTAGAAGCACTGATGTAGAACAAATATTTCTCAGCGAAATACCTATCGAAGGATATCCAGATAATATTAAAGTTATTTCAAAACACATAAAAATTAAATAATCATGATTTTAACCAAAGAGCAGCAAAAAGAATTCGAAGAAAAAGCAAGACCCCTAATGGAATGGCTTGCAGAAAATGGAGATCCACATATGAAAGCAATAATTAGCTATGGCGATGCTGAAATATTGCAAACTTCAATGTTTTTTAAAACAGACGATTACGTTCAGGATTAATTTAACCAACCCCCTCAATCAGTTCATTCGGGTTGAGGGATAAAAGAAAGAGAAGATATTCACCCATTCTTACGAGTGGGTGTTTTTTATTTATATTTTCGTATCTTTACAGGACTAAAAGATTAAACTATGGGAGCTCCGAAAGGGAATAAATTTGCATTGGGGAATGAAGGAGGAAGACCAGCAATGTGGGATAATGTAGATGAGTTAGAGCAGAAGATAATTAATTACTTTGACACTTGCAAGCCAATTGTTGAGGAAGGAAATATTATTGATTTTGGCACTCCTACCATTACAGGCTTGGCTTTGGCACTTGGCTTTGCTTCTAGGCAAAGTATTTATGATTACAAAGGAAAGGAAGAGTTTGCTTACACCATAAAAAAAGCACTGTTAAGAGTTGAAAATGGATATGAAAAAAGATTATCTCATAATGGCGCTACGGGTGCAATTTTTGCACTTAAAAATATGGGGTGGAAAGATAAGCAAGAAGTAGAACAGACTGGGCAAATGAACCTGATAATTAAGCCTCCAAAGTTCGATGCTGATTGATTTTTCAAAACACCAAGAGGATTTATTTAATCCGTTAATCGGGAAGTTGCAGAACGCTTCTTCCCGTTTTGTTGTATCTTATGGTGGCGCAGGGTCTAGCAAGTCATTCTCACAAACACAATACGAGATAATAAGATGCTTACAGAAGAAAGAAAAGCTTTTAGTTATACGTAAGGTTGGAACGACACTAAAAGATTCAGTAATAGCTCTATTTAAGTCTATTCTTGATGGATGGGGCTTGACCCCATACTACGAGGAGAATAAAGCAACTCAGTTCATAACTTTCGCAAATGGATCTCAAATACTATTCAAGGGTATGGATGATCCTGAAAAAATAAAATCAATTGCTGGTATTACGCGAATATGGATTGAAGAGGCTAGCGAGTTGGCACATTCTGACTTTAATCAACTTAACTTGAGACTTAGGGGGCGCGACGACCTTCAAATGACTATAACATTCAACCCAATAGATGAAGAGCATTGGATTAAAAAGCATTTCTTTGACACGCCAGAGATTAGAGAGAAAACCACCATCATTAAAACCACATACCTAAACAATAAGTTTATTGATGAAGAGTATAAAAAGGTTTTAGAGTCGTATAAACACATAGATAAAAACTACTATAAAATATATGCGCTAGGTGATTGGGGAGGAATAACGGACGGTAGAGTGTTCCCTATTTGGGAGCAGATAGATAATTTCCCAGACATAGACGGTTGCTGGTACGCCTTAGACTTTGGGTTTTCGAACGACCCGACGGCAATAGTGAAAACCTTAAAGGGGCATGGGAGGATATATTTTGATGAGTTCATGTATCAGACAGGCTTAATAAACTCTGAAATAGCTGATTATTTCCACTCTAATGGCTATAATGGGGAAATTGTTATATGTGATAGTGCAGAGCCTAAGAGTATTGAAGAGCTTCAGCGATATGGTATAAATGCAATAGGTGCAGATAAGAAGCCAGGCTCTATTATGGCTGGTATAGATTTTCTAAAGAGACACAAGATACTTGTCACAAAGAAAAGCTCTAACCTGATAAAAGAAAACAGATACTATCAATGGATGCAAGACAAAAACGGTAAGTTCATAAACAAACCTAAAGATTGGATGAACCACGCTATTGATGCCTGTAGATATGCTTACTCATTGGGCGACATGATGGGCAATACCTCTGATTTCTGGGTTGATCCGAATGACTTATGAAGTTCTATATTTTTTCGTAACTTTAAAGAAAATAATATTTTGATATGAATATATTCAAGAAAGCTGTTGACGCTTTGCGCAATTCCGTCAACAGAACACTACTCAACACGGCTCTTTTTCAATGGTGGATAAGCGATGGGACGGCAAATATTATTAGTGATACTGCCGTAGAGTATCTAAAACAAGGCTATTCTGGCAATGTTGACGTTTACTCTATAATCAACAGGATTGATCTAATGCGTAGGCAGGCAACGCTCACACTTCGAAAGAAAAATCCAGACGGCACAAGCGAGGAGGTGACAGATCACGAGTTGTTGAAGTTCAAGAAAAAGGTGAATCCGTTCATGAACACAGATGATTATATCACCGGATTTTTAACCTACTGGTTATCTATTGGTGAGAATTTCACATATACACTAAAGCTTGATTCGGGTGTTAATGCGGGGAAAGCTCAAGAATTACACCTACTACCCGCTAGTTGCGTAGACATTATCGAAGGTACAATTTTAGATCCCATAAGAGGCTATAAGATTGATGATTCGTATAATCAAGAATTTGCATTCGAAGAGGTTGTTCATACAAAAATGTTTAATCCTCTTTGGCTTGAGGATAGATCACTTCACGGACAATCTCCATTAAAGGCGGCTGCAAGAATTGTGAGCAAGCAAAATCAAGCTGAAGATACGGAACTAAAGCAATTCGAGAATCAAGGACCTAAGCACATTTTATATAGAGATGTTAGTGGTAGCGCTCAAGATGGCTTTTCAACACCGCAACAACAGCAAGTAGAGAAAGACATTAAGAATCAAGGAAGCGGCAAAAAAAGAGGATTGCCTTATGTTGCTAAAAACAAAATGGGCAAGCTTGACTTGGGTTCTACCGTTGCGGATCTTAACGTAATTGAATCGTCAAAGGATGGCAGAAGAATTTTAGGAAATGTTTATGCTTTCCCTATGGACTTAATGAATGATCCAAGCGGTTCAACGTACAACTCTAAGAGAGAGGCTAGAAAATCAGCGTGGACTGATTGCATCATGCCTAATCTAGCGAAGGTGGAAACAACACTTAACGAGGCTACAATTGAAAATATAGAGGAATATAAAGACCTGTTCTGGGCTTTTGATTATTCAGAGGTTGAAGAACTACAAGAGGGCTTTAAAGATAGAGTTGATTGGATGAATAAGGCTTATTGGACTCCTAACGAGATAAGACAAGCAACAGGAAAGAAAAAGTTTGATTCCGACGTCATGGATGAACCTAAGTTTTCAATGCAGGATATACCTTTATCACAAATGGGCGAAACTTTAAGCGATGAAAATAAATCATTTGAAGATTACATAAATGCCAAGGACTAAACAATTCGAGAAAGTATATAAGAGAAGACGAGATCAAATCGAAAGGGGTGGTATTCGTCTTTTTCGTAATGCTATAGCTGATCAGTATGATGCTTACCTGAAAAGCGTTAGCCTATTAGATCCTGTTCAGTGGGAAGCTCAAGTGTCTTTAATTCCAGATGAGCCAATAGAAAGAGCTTTAAAGACGTATTATAAGAGATTTGCACCGTTGGCTTTAATGCAGCGAAAGAACATTCTAGGGCAAAAAAACGAAGAAGATGATTTTTGGATAAACGAATTCGAAAGGTTCTTACTTAATTTTGTTACGAATGAAGCTGGCGAAAAAATAACTCAAATAGCAGGAACGACAAGAAAAAGAACACTATCATTAGTTAGGGGCGTTTTGGAAGACGGCACAGAAAGAGGCTTGGGAATACCCGAGATTAAAAGAAACTTAATTAAAGCCGTTGGTGATGATTTAAAGGGTAACACTAGAGCAAGAGCAAGGGCAATCGCTCAAACTGAAATAATAGGCGGTAGTAATAGGGCTGCTGTTTATGCTGCCGAATCTACTGGTCTTAATTATCGTAAGTTTTGGAGCACTTCAGGCTTGCCAAATATTAGAGCCACACACATAGCCGCAGAGAGTTATAGTCAACAAGTTGGAGGACTTAGAAGGGATCAGTTGTTCCCGAATGGGTTGATGTTCCCCGGAGATCCTAATGGAAGCGCTGACGAAATAATTAATTGTAGGTGTACGCTTTTAATTGTAGTGCAATAAAAAAGC